AAAATAGATCTTTCTGATATACTGCAATATCACACTATGAAAGATGAGTTGAGGTTATTACACAAAGTAAATAAGCCTCGCACATTTGGAGTTGATACGGTATTATGTCAGTACTATTTAAAGAAATATTTAGGTGGTCTTTTTATGAATATAGCTAACAACAAGTGGCACAATTATGTAGCCATTGGAATTAATCCATATAAAGATTGGCAACAAATCTATGACGAATTAGTTAAGTGTAAGTACGTGTGGGACGGCGATGTAGGAGAATGGGATGCTAGCTTATCTAGTGAAATACAACACGCAGTAAACGAACAAGTCTTAAAGAAGTTTTTAGGGAGCGTTAAAGAAAAAGCTAAGCTAGAATTTTTCTTGGAGTTGTCAATACGTAGTTGGGTTTTAATGAAGGATAAAGTTTATTTAAAAACACATGGAATATTATCAGGAATGTGGATTACAAATCTATTTAATAGTATAATTAATAGATGTTACACAGCCGGCTTGTACGCGAGAATGTCGTATCGAGAAGGACAACGACCAATAGTTATGGATTTCGTTCATAATTTTGTTGACTTTGTTCAAGGTGATGATAAACTATGTGGAGTTAAACCAGGCTTACTAGTCCAAATAGACGGAAAAGACATGGCTAATTATTTTGAATCTTTAGGAATGACTTATACCGATGGAAAGAAGCGTAAAGTTACTCAAGGTTCTATGAGCTTGGGAGAGGTAAGTTTCCTTAAAAGAAAATTTATCTATCACAAGAGATTAGGACGAGTGATGGGACCGTTAGATCCAGAAACATTAACGAATATGGTGATGTGGTATGATAATTCAAAAGACGAGAGAGAAGTCATGGATGGAAAACTAAATGTTTTCCAACGGGAAATGTTTTTACATGAAGATCAATATCAATCTGAAATGTCTTATATGCAACAGCAATTAAAAGAAAGACGAGTCCCATATAATCTTCTAACTGAAGAATATATGGTAGACATGTACACATTACATTCGGACTGGTTTTACAAACAAACAGCCGAATTATTAAACAAAAATTTTTAAAATTTTAAACAAATTATAAACAATTATAAACCAC